CTCATAAAATTAGAGAAGCTGAAAGACAAAGAGAAGAAGCTATCAATTTTGCTAATTCTGTTAAAAGAGAAAAAGATCAAATTGAATCTAGATTATCTAAAACAGATGAAAGATATGTTTCTGAATTTGAAAGTAGAGTTAAATCAAGTTTAGATAATGCAAAAGTAGCTCTTAAATCAGCTATCAATGCAGGAGATATTGATGCTCAAGTTTCTGCACAACAACAAATAGCAGAATTAACTTTAGAAGCAGCTAGATTAGGTGCAATTAAATCTACTCAACAAGATGTAACTAAAGAAAAAGAAGTTACAATAACACCACAACAAACAAATCAAACACCACAAACTGATCCTAAAGCTGAAGAGTGGGCTTCTAGAAACAGTTGGTTTGGTAATGATTCTGCAATGACTTATACTGCGTTTGATATGCATAAAAAGCTTGTAGAAGATGAAGGATTTGATCCTAGAAGTGATGAATATTATGCGGAAATTGACAAGAGAATAAGACTTGAATTTCCCCACAAATTTGCTACAAAAGAGGACATATCTACAGAAAGTACAAATAAACCTGTACAGAATGTAGCTTCGGCGAAACGTCCAAGCCAAACAGGACGCAAAAAAACTGTGAGACTCACACCATCACAGGTAGCAATTGCTAAAAGATTAGGTGTGCCACTTGAAGAATATGCGAAACATTTAACCACGAAGGAGGTATAGGCATATGGAAAAAGATAAAACAATAAAAACTTCCCGTGCGAGCGAAACTAGGGCTAAAACAAATAGACCACAAGTTTGGACTCCACCGTCATCTTTAGATGCACCAACTGCGCCGGACGGCTTTAGACACAGATGGATAAGAGCTGAAAGCTTGGGATTCGATGACACGAAAAACATAGCTGGAAGATTAAGATCAGGTTACGAGTTAGTGAGAGCTGACGAATATCCAGATCATAGTTATCCCTCAATCAAAGACGGCAAATACGCAGGGGTCATTGGAGTAGGCGGCCTAGTGCTGGCTAGGATACCTGAAGAGATCGCAAAATCTCGTGAAGAGTACTACGCAAAGAGAACTCAAGAACGAGAAGACGCTATTGCAAACGATCCTATGAAGGAACAGCATCCAAGTATGCCCATCAGCAGTGATAGGCAAACTCGTGTAACTTTTGGTGGTACAAAGAAGGACTAATTATTTAGTAATTCCTATCCAACAAAGTAAATAAAAACTTAAACAAGGATAAAAATATGGCAAACTCAACAACAGCTTTCGGTCTACGACCGCTAGGCAAAGTTAGTGGGAATCCAGCAAACGGCGGAAATGACGCTTTCAGAATAGCAGATAATGCTTCGACTTCTGTATATCAAGGCGATCTAGTAGGCTTAACTGCTGGTAATATTGTTCCAGTTACTTCATCTGCTACTTCTACAATTTTAGGAGTATTCAATGGATGTTTAATTGAACAAGACCCATCTACTAAAAAACCAAAATGGTCAAATTTCTATACACAGACTAATATCACACAAGGTATTATCGCTGCGTATGTATATGATGACCCAGATCAAGTTTACTTGGTTAAATCAACTGGGACAGCTGCTGGTAATACTGCGCTAGGAACAGGCAACACAGGTTACGGAATCGTACACGCTGCAGGAAATTCAAACAATGGAATTTCTGGCGTTTACCTTGACCTTGGAGCTTCTACTACTGCACAGTTAAAAATCATGTCAGTATCTCCGTTCATTGGTAACGAAGAAAACGTAACAAATGAAGACTTTGTTGTAAAAATCAAAGAATCTTCATCAATTCTATAAGGAGAAAATAAACTATGGCTATATCACGATCACAACTAGTTAAAGAACTAGAACCAGGTTTAAACGCTCTGTTTGGACTTGAATATAAAAGATATGAGAACCAACATGCTGAAATTTTTGACACAGAAACTTCTGATCGAGCATTCGAAGAAGAAGTAATGTTATCAGGTTTTGGTAATGCTGCGGTAAAAGCTGAAGGTACTGGCGTGTCTTACGACCAAGCGCAAGAAACTTTCACTGCTAGATACACTCACAACACTATAGCTCTTGCATTCGCAATCACTGAAGAAGCGATTGAGGACAATTTGTATGACAGACTAGCGTCTAGATATACAAAAGCATTAGCAAGATCTATGGCGAACACTAAACAAGTAACTGCTGCAAACGTTCTAAACAACGGTTTCACAGCTGCTTATGTTGGTGGTGATGGATCTACTTTGTTCTCAACAACGCATGCTACTATTGCTGGTTCATTCAGCAATACATTAGCTACGCAAGCTGACTTAAACGAAACTTCATTAGAACAAGCATTGATTGATATCGCTGCTTTAACTGATGAAAGAGGTTTAAAAATTGCTGCTCAAGGAGTAAAATTAATTATTCCTTCTGCTAACCAATTTACAGCTGCTAGATTAATGGAATCTGCAGGCAGAGTTGGAACAGCTGATAACGATATCAACGCAATTAGAAACAGAGGAATGATTCCACAAGGTTATGTGGTTAACAATTTCTTAACTGATCCTGATGCGTTCTATATTAAGACAGATGTACCTAATGGTATGAAGTATTTTGAAAGATCTCCGATTAGAACTTCTATGGAGGGAGATTTCGAAACAGGTAACGTTAGATACAAAGCTAGAGAAAGATACAGCTTCGGTTGGTCAGACCCAAGAGGTATTTTCGGTTCTCAAGGAGCTTAAGACCTTTATTTTACAAGGCGGGCTTGACTCGCCTTGTAAATCATTATAAAAACATCTGTGAGAAGATGAAAATTTACATAATAAAATTATTCTTTAACGGAGTTAAAATCCAATTTACATTGGAATCCGAACCCATAAATACTACAGAATCTTTACATCAGAAAGTACTTGACTTTCTGGGAAAAATCAGTAAAGAGCAACTAGAGAAATTAATTAGTCATAAACAGATTAGTAATTTCTCTTATATAACCTATGAGGAGGTTGAGCGTGACATCATTGTCCCAATCACTTCTGGCCAAGAAAATAGACTTGGAGTCACAGTGGAACAAGTCTTATCTTGAACAGGGTAGACTAACGACTGATATGCAGTGGTTAGAAGTAGAGTTGAAGGAAGTCAAAAGACAAATTCTTCAACAGGATCTTGAAGCAGCTAGACAACAAAATAACGTTGTTTTAAGCGAAGAAGAAGATCCAGCATTTATAGCTAGTTAAACTAGTTATATAATTGTAATAAAAGGGAGAGAAACATAAGCCACCCCTTGCTCTTTTCAAAAAATTAAGCTATATTTCAATAACTATACATTAACATCTGATGTAGACGCGTATAGTCGATAAGCCTAATAACTACATTGGATTATTTAGGAGGATAAAAAAATGGCAACAAGAAGTACATTTCAAGGAATAATAAGAACATACGGCGGACAAGACAAGAGTTCAGGTGTAACACCTGCTCCAGTTATTGTTGGCGAAGTTGTAAGTTTCTTATCATCAACTGCAACAGCAACAGCTTTAAGAGTTGGTGTTAGTGCATCAGCTGGAACAGTGTTTGTTCTACCACAAGGTGCTGTACCAATTTCTTTAGCAGTTATAACACCATCTAGTGGTGCTACATCAACTGTTGATATTGGATCTGCTGCTAATTCAACTGCATTCGCAGAAGAACTAGTTTCAGGAACTGCAGGTGTTAAAGTGTTATCAGGAGCTGGAGTAACAGGAGTTGGAATTACAGCTAACACTACAGTTTACGCAAATGTTGGTTCAACAGCAGGAACAGGAACAGTTACAGGCATATTTACATATGCTATAGTTGACGCTGGATTACCTGGTGAAATAGGACCAGCTTAATTAATTTTTTTAATGGAGCTCCTTCGGGAGCTCTATTATTAATAAGGAGAAATTATGAAGTCAGATGTAAAACCAGTCGTTACAAGTTCTACAAGTGCAGTTTTATTCACAGGTCCAACAAGACTTCGTGGATTTATGATTCAATCAACTGGAAGTTCTGGATCAGCAATTATTAATGGTTTAGTGAATGCTACAACTGTTAGTTCTTCAACTAATACACAAGTTTATATTCCAGTAACAGTTGGTGCAAACCAAACTGAAACTTTAAATCTTCCAGAAGATGGAGTTTTATATGCTACAAGAAATGGTGTAGCTATAGTTGATGGAATTGGTGTAACAGCAAATAGTAGTGCATTAACTATTACGTTATTTATAGATAAATAGGAGAGTAGATGACTACCTCTGGAACTACCTCATTCAATCTTGAATTAGATGAGCTTTTTGATGAAGCTTATGGACGAGTAGGTATTGGAGGAACTAGATCAGGATTTCATTTAAGAGCAGCAAGAAGAAATCTTAATATTTTATTATCTGAATGGGATAATAGAGGTGTTCATTTATGGAAGGTTAAATTAGCCACGATCCCTTTAGTATTAGGACAAGCTGAATATAACTATATTACTGATCCAACAAATTATCCAAGCGATATTAATGATGTATTAGAGGCTTATATTAGAAATAATACTTCACCTAATGCTTCATTACCAACAGATAC